CTGGTAACCTCTCATTCAAATGATCAACGAGATCCTTGCACTGTTGAACATCTTTCCTGAGGTGGTCATGCTCGTATCCATAGGCCATAGTGTTGGCTACCTCTACCTCTATTGAGTAGAGCATTGCTCCGATGTATCCCAGTTCACATGCAATGTCTGCGCTGTTCATGCCATCGTGCCCGACATAGTCGAGATCGCGAGGATCTATTCGGGGGTTGTCACGCTTGAGATCGCGAACAACTGAGGCCAGTTGATCTCTGAAGGCTTGGTGTGTAGTACTTCTGTCTAATTTTCTCCATCTTGCTACTCTGTTCATCTTTCGTACTCCTCTATATGAGGGTGAATGTTAGTGGCTCTCGACCTTGGCAGACAAATGTTTCAGGTCTTACTTAGCTCCGGTTATCACCTCGCAAGGCGCACAGTCCAGAGTACCGACACATGTAATATAGATAAAGATAGTAACATGTCAAGGGGTAATATCCTTGCACTTAAATGGAGCCCTGTTTACACTAGGTATGAACCTCTCACCGGAGAACATATGACCAAGGGCATCACCCTGACACCTAAGCAGTCGGCTTTCTGTGCGTTTGTAGCACGAGGAGAGACCCAGACTGATGCGTATATCAAAGCCTACGAAACCTCTGGATCCAATCGCAAGAGCGCATCCAATGAGGCAACCAAGCTGTGCAAGATGGATAAGATTAAACACCGGATCCAAGAAATAAAAGAAGAAAATTCTGTAGGCAGAAAGGAACAAGACAAACTCTCCAAAGCATGGATCATAGATAGCTTACGAGCAGAAGCAAGCGATGAAAGTAATGCTCCATCCGTGAGAGTTCGGGCACTGGAAATCTTAGCTAAGACTGAAAAATTATTTGACGATAGCACGTCAGTAAATATTGTGCATAGAAGTAGCGATGAAATCTATAAGGAACTACAAGAAGCATTGAATGGTTTCGACCTAGAGATGAACTGATATACCCGGTAGGCAGTAGCAAGAACTAGCGCACAGGCTCTTTCTCGCACCAATTTCTGGTTAAAGCAGGGCTGTTTTTACTAGGTTAACCCACTAATTTGTCAACCCCCCCTTGACAGCTAGATTAAACTAGTATACTAGTAGATAGAACTTATTATTTCTACCAGTTAATCTAGTTAGTTGGTAGTTAAGTAGATTATCAGTGTTAAATAGATTACCTATTAAACTAAGGGACGGGTCTCACGCCCGTACCTAGCAAATTAATAGATCTCACGCCCGTACCTCGCCGGTCTGACGCCCGTACCTAGCATTTCTATAGATTTTTCTGCCCTTCGTGCAAATTTGTGCTGGCCTCGCATATTTTTTTAGATTTTTCTGCTAGATGGCGCGATCACTTACTCACTCACTCACTAGGCAGCCCGCTACAGTGTCGCCGCATAACTAAATAGATTTATTTGCTAGGTCTGGCCGTTAATTTATCTACAGCCCTTGACATTACTCTATATAATGTTAAGTTTATTCATGTTAAACTTCTCATAGGAGAAAGTATGCACTTACTAGGACATGCAACAAGCTCACCTAAGCAAGCCAACGCACCAGAACATGGGATAGAGGGCGCGATCCTTTACCTAGCACCTGCTGAACAGTCAGGTCACAACGCTTGTGCTTCATCTACTGAAGGATGCAGGAACGCTTGTCTTTACTTCTCAGGTCGAGGTCAGATGACAAGAACACAAGAGGCAAGGATCCAAAAGACAATAATGTTTTTTGAGGAACGCGATAAATTTCTAGACTTATTAGTGAAAGACATTGCAAGTGTAGAGCGTCGCGCAATTAAAAAGAATCTACAGCCAGTCATTAGATTAGATGGGACTAGTGACCTAAGGTGGGAAAGGTTTGGGTTCATGGAAGATTTCCCAAACATACAATTTTATGATTACACCAAGCATAAGAATAGAAAAAACATTCCAGAAAATTATGACCTCACTTTCTCTAGGTCGGAAGAGTCCACAACTAAAGATATAGATACTGCCCTAGATAATGGAATGAATGTATCCGTAGTGTTTGGAAAAGAGTTACCTGAGACTTGGCACGGTTTGCAAGTGATTGATGGCACCGAAAATGATTGGAGATTCAGGGATCCTAAGCCCTGCATAGTCGGGCTTACTGCTAAGGGTAGCAAGGGAAAGAAAGATACATCTGGATTTGTGGTGTGGGCATGAAGAGAAAAGAAACAATCGGAGATAAGCTAGGGGGAGCATTAACCTTCATAGTATTTTTATATTTTTTATTACTAGGGTTGCAAATGATTTAGTGAGGTCACTGAAAGGGCGCCGGGTTAGGAGGACCGGCGCCCGTACCTAGCGCCCGTACCCGGAGGAGTTATGAAAAAATTAGTCAAGCCAATAGTATTGGAAGGTGATTGGAGTAGTCTGACGCGTAGGGAAGTGTGGCAAAAATTCGCGGACCTAACAGGACGATATAAAAAAAAGGCTAGGCATATCTGAATAGATTTAATTACCATCAGCCCTTGACTTACTGCGTGATAATGTTATATTAATAGTATTAATAGATGGATTGTTTCTTTACTTATGGGGGGAAGTATGGAAGAGCTACTCGAAGATAGGTCAACGCCAGTGTGGGTGTTGCAACTAGTACACCAATTGCAGAAGGACGTTGGGTATCACATTGACATATGCGATGCGATCAACGGATTAGAAGCTGTAAGGAATGCACTTCAAAAAGATTTTGAAAAGATGATAGAGGTGCCATCATGAAGGACTACGAATTCCTTTGGTCTAGAACTGATACATTCGGCTTGACAGTAAGGGCTGAGACTGAAGAGGAAGCTAGAAAGATATTCGATAAGGGTGAGCAGTATGATGTGGACGTTGATATAAATTGTGGCGATGACTTTGGTTTAGAATTGATCGACGAAAGAGAGGTGGCATCATGAGAAACTATAAGTTTTTCTGGACGCAGGCTACCTATTACGAGCTAAGGGTGGAAGCTGAAACTAAAGAGGAAGCCAGAAAGGAATTTGATAAACAGCAAAGTCAGGGTGTGCTTGCATATGATCATTGCGAAAGTCTCTCTGATCAGGAAGTAAAAGTTGAAGAGGTGGCATCATGATAGAGCCTATCAGAATGTTACTGGCACACTGGAAAACCTTGTTGGATGTGGGCTTAGATCCAGAGGAAATTAAAGACTCTCCACTGGCTAGGGAATACGTTTCGGATCTACTCCACGATCTTGTTCAGGTTGTCGATAGTGAGGGAGATTTTAATTTTGATTTAAAAGAACTTTTCAGAGAGGTGGCATCATGAGAGAGCCTACCCATACGATCTACTGTCCTGCTTGCGATTCCCATGCTGTTATCTGCGTTGATGACAATAGATTCGTGAGCACATTCACCTGTAAGACTTGCAAGAAAAAAGCTGAGATAAACGAGATGAGAAGGGATATCGCAGTGAAGTGCAATGACTGTGGAATGATGGAAGGACAGGGGATAGATGACCCCCTACATCATATGGGTCTTTTTGATTTCATATCGCCCAAGGGAATCTCTGAAGAGCCTGAAGCGTGGAAGTGTGGCATATGTCAGTCAACTAATACCTTGTTCAATGACTTCCTTATTGATAGTGAGGGGGCTGAATACCACGACGATACTTGGGAGATGAAGACAAGTGAAGAAGAGGGATGGCAAGCAGACGAGAAGGTGGCATCATGATAGAACTAGAGATGCGAGTGGATGGGTTTGCCGTAGGTTATATGGACGAATGGGTTTACAATATAATCTGGCCCATCTTAGAGAAGCTACCACAGGAACTTCTGAATGATCTGATGTGTGAGCGTAGTGGTAGTCACAAAAAGTATTTGGAATTGATGGGTCCAGTCTTAAATGATCTTCCAAAGAATGAAATAATGGAGTTGACTGAGTCTATGCTAGAGGAAGATCAGTGTGTATGTGGGTACGATTCTAAGAAGTGACTGGGACTCTCCCACCCAGTCGGGGTCGGCCTTCGGGTCGGCCCCTTTCTTTACGCCCGTACCTAGCGCCCGTACCTAGCGCCCGTACCTCGCGTTTTTTTAGATTTTTTTTTTGGGATGCAGCCGGAGGGCTTTGGGATGTAGCCGGAGGGCTCCGGTGCGCTGCGGGATCCGGGGGAGGCCACCCGAACAAAAACCGATAGGACAGGGCCAGCCCCGAAGGGCTGACCCCAATTTTTTATGAGGATAGCTCCTCCTTCAATTGTTCAAAACGTTTTCTCATCACAGGCCAAGAGGGTGCAAGAGCCATCTTTTCAGAGTCCATATCACATCCAAACTCTTCTAGGACTTGCTCCCAGATACTTTCTTCCCATCCTTTCTGATCAAATTCTGTTTCGTGCATCATGTCTCCCGTGTAAGTGTCTTAACTAACTATATTAATATAGCACATTGTATAGATTAGTCAAGCCCTATATCTTAATTTAAAAATATATAAGTTAGCCCTTGACAAATTGATAAGTTGCCACTAAGTTTATAGCAGGTCAAATGAATGGCCTCCTACTGGGAGATAACAGATGGCAACAGTAAGACAGACACTTATCGGAGGGGCGAAGGTCACAGAGGAAGAGGTTCGGGATACTCCAACACCTCCAGCAACACGCACCCATAACCCTCTACCACATGGAGAATTTTTGGACATGTTGTATAAGACCTTGAACCATTGGGGTTGGAACGTGGGTCAAGAAAGATTCTCATTGGAAGGTGGGAAGGTTGACGTTGAAGGCGAGGACGTGATGTTTGATACGGCTAGACTTTTCGGGGTCATGAATATAGACCGTGATGATGTCGCAACGGGTGAGGATTACAACTTATCTATCGGGCTTCGCAACAGCCACGACAAATCAATGTCGGCTGGTATCATTGGTGGAATTGTGGTCATGGTCTGTACCAACATGGATTTCATGGGTGACTTCGCAACAGGTCACATGCACACCACGAATATTAAAAGTGTCCTACCTGATCGCCTTAATCGTTTAGCTGGTGAGATTGAGGAAGCACACACCGATCACCAGAAAGTGATCGAGTCTTATAAGGCTACTGATTTATCCGACACGGTAGCCCATGATTTTCTAGTGAAGATGTGTGACGCTAACGTGATGCCTTGGAGTTACGCGCCTAAAGTTTTAGGTGAGTACCGTAACCCTAGGCACGAAGAATTTGAACAGCGCACTCTTTGGGGCTTCAACAATGCCACCACGGAAATCTTAAAGGATAGAAATATCAGAGACCTTCCGACCTCGATGTCAAAATTCCACCAGCTAGGAAAGGAACTAGCTTTTGAGTCGGGCAGTTGGCTGGATCCCGACCAGCTAGAGATCAGAGCCTAGCTGAGAAAATCAGGGGCTGGCCTTCGGGTCAGCCTCTTTTTTTTGCCCATAAATTAGACCGAAGAGAAACCGAATCGGCCTGCCTCTTGCGCCCGTACCTAGCGCCCGTACCTCGCCGCCGCCAGCGCCCGCGCCCGTACCTCGCTCGCTAACGCTCGCGCCTCCCTAAAAATTTCGGCCAGCTTATCCGGCAGCAGCCGCTGGATCCAAGACAAAAAAAAACTAGAGTGGGTTGAACACTAGCACTTAGGTCTTCGCTTACCAAGTTAACTAGCATCCAACCCAGTCTAGCCGGGAGGTCTGACCACATAAGATAGCACAATGGCACAAGGCATTCAAGGTATAAAAGCTAGTGATGCTATGGCATTAGGAAGGTAGACGAAGTGTCTTAGGATGGCTTAGAATTAGAGTAATCTGTGGGATGGGCACAAAAAAAGGGAGAGTAGCCGAAGCTACCCTCCCTCTGTTTACTAGCGATACTTACTTCCTAGCGAGTACTTCTTTGAAGTGTGCAACTTGTGCCACTGCTATCCTTCTCTCACTCTCGCACTGTGCGAGCAACCTCAATGCTTCTTGATGGTCAGCCCGACACTCTTCCAACGATACCTTCACAGCTTTCAAGTTGACAACAACTTCATCCAGTTCTTCGGTGTAGAATTTTTCCATATCTGCTATGCCTTTTTTGATACGGCGTATTTCTGAATCAATCATCTTACTTGTCTCCCTAGTACTTCATGGTAGGGGTTGGCGAAGTGCCAACCCCTAGTGTTACTACCTTAGTAGTTCTTATTCCTCCACTTCTTAGTACTCATAACTGCCTCGCCTATGCCTATCCCTACGGCCCAAATTAATAGGTAAACCATGAGTGCTATGACTGCTGTATCAGATTCCATACTATCCTCCCTAGTACTTCGTGGTAGGGGTTGGCGAAGTGCCAACCCACAATGGACCCGAAGGACTTGCACCTTCTACCTCACCTATAAGTCCACACTACTTGCATGATGTACTCCTGATCGGTGGTAATAAATGGTTTTGTAAGAGCGATGGGTCAGGGACTCGTGCGAGTCCAACCACCGCTGGCGAATATGGGTTGTGCTATTCTATAAATCTCCTTGTTTAGTGGTAGGGGCTGGCGAAGTGCCAGCCCCTAGGTTGCTTAGTCTGAGCAATTGAAAGCGCCGTGCTTTTTCCGTAGCTCTTGCCACTCTTTAACATCGCCACTTTCGATTGCATAGAGATACCAACTAAGGTTGCCATAATCTCCGTACATATCGAAGGCTGTATCAATGTCCTCTGAAGACATGCCTTCTTTGATGTCGTCAATCAGTAGCCGAAGGCTCTCAACTCTGTACTCTTCGTCTTGAGTCAGAGGTCTACGGTCAGAGAACATTTCAATTCTGGCTAGTTTATCAGACTGGATCTCTGCTTGAACTAATTCTTTTATTGCTTTCTCGTTTACCATAATACTGTTCCTAGAATTATACTTCATGGTAGGGGGTGGCGAAGTGCCACCCCCTAGGTTACTTACTTCCCGAAGCCAATGGACTCCTTCATGAGAGGGGTGAGCTTGTAGTGCATCCAATGCTTCTCAAGCTCCTCTTCAGCAATCCCCTCGCCATCCTCTGGCCCAGCATCGTAGAAGGATTCTTTGTATTCCTGCTGAAGCTCTTCCGAAGCATTGGGAAGATTCTTCATTACGATTGCGTTAGCTTCGTCGTCCCACTCCTCAACGTCATGTTCGTTATTCCATGACCACGTGTGTTCCTCTGGTCCGTTGCATCCATCTGGGTAGTTACTCATCTTACTTACTCCTCTTATCCTACATGGTAGGGGGTGGCGAAGTGCCACCCCCTAGGCGCTCACCTATTTAAAGGTGATCGCTCGCGTCGTGCCGTCTAACAGTACTTGGGTCACAGTGTGCGTCTTATCGTAGTAATACGTTCGATAAGCGCCGTCTTCGACCCTTTGTACCGTATACCAAAGAGGCTTATTGGGGTCAATTTTTATGACCCAGCAATGCTTGCCCTCGCGTTGATCCTTACGCGTGGACTCGCTCACCTTGTTATGGTAGACGATGTTACACACAAGCTCGTTACTGAATGCGTGTAGTATCTTTTCTTGATTTGTCATGATGTTGCTCCTAGAATAGTATGGAAAACGTTGTGTTTCCCTCATGTCCTAAAGCTCCATTAACGATGTCACGATGTCAACAGGGTAGTAGGGGGGACCACCCCTTTTTCGCGAATTTTTTTTCCCTAACCCAAAAACATTGTTTTGCTCGTTATATCACTAAAAAATGGGCTATGCCTTTTATCTTGAAAATTTTTTTGCAAATTTTGGGCTATATAGGGTATATTAGATCGTGGATGACTTACCGGATCTTGAAACTGTGCTAGACGAGGCTGTTAGGGTTTACCTAATAGCAAAGAAGAGGAGTGCCCTACAGCGGCATCCTAAAGATATTTCTTTTAGTGCAGACGAACTGGTTGATAAATATCCGGATTATTTTGTTCGCTGGGGTAGTCCCACAAAAATCAGGGTAATCGGAAAGAGTTCTGATGTAATACTGGAGGAGTACCTTGCGAAACTGGGGTATCCGGGTAATAGTGATTTGTGGTATAGTTTGGCTCACATTGTAATAGAGAGAGGGGAATATGAATCGGACGCTGACAGAGACTTTGACCGACCTAGGCGCAGAAGACGCTCTAATTATGGACGGGTTCGATGATTGTATCTTGGGAATATTGGAACGATTTGGCATAGACGAGCCAATTGTGGTGTATGATCGCGAAAAAGTAATCGCGAAACTGATAAGTGAGGACGGGTTAACGCATGAGGAGGCGTTGGATCATTATTATTACAACCAACTTGGTGGTTGGCATGGTGAAAAGACTCCTGCCTTTCTGATTAAAATGTCTGAAGCGGAATGAAAGCTAAGATCCATATTAACCAGCATAAGGTACGCAGTAATGCAAAGACTGGAGAACGGGAGCCCGTAATTACAGTGAAGACATATAAAAGCAATGAGTATGCGACGCATGTTACTATCGGTGGTCCTTCAAGGGTGGTCTATTCTCCGGATAAACCGTTGTCTTGTGGTGCGAAAGTATGGATAGAGGCTCAATATGAGGATGTTGTTCTGGGATGAAGTTGTTTGTTTTGTTGGTAGTTCTTGCATCTATGTCCTGTGTCGGGAGTATCCATCAATGCTGGTGGGGCAATCAATCATATAATCAGGAATGCGTGAATGAACCTTGAAGCACTTCCGCTTGAGAAGCAACGTCAGATCCTTCAACTGATTGAGGAACTGAACGAAGCTAAGGTTCGCGAGGATTCGCATGATGATTTCCTTGCATTTGTTAAGGAAGTATGGCCTGCCTTTATTGAAGGGGATCACCATAGAGTGATGGCAGATGCGTTTAATCGTATTGCCAAGGGTGAACTGAAGAGACTGATCATCAACATGCCCCCACGACACACCAAGTCAGAATTTGCTTCGCATTTGTTTCCTGCTTGGTACTTGGGAAAGTTTCCAGATAAGAAGGTGATCCAGACAGCGCATACAGCAGAGCTTGCAGTGGGTTTCGGTCGTAAGGTTCGTAACTTGGTTGGATCCCAAGACTATGAAAAGATATTTTCAGGGGTGAAGCTGAGTGCGGACTCGAAAGCGGCTGGTCGTTGGAACACGAACAAGGGTGGTGATTACTTTGCTATTGGTGTAGGTGGTGCTGTAACAGGTAAGGGCGCAGACATCCTGATCGTGGATGACCCACATTCTGAACAGGAAGCCGCACAAAACGATCCCTCTGTTTATAACAAGACCTATGAATGGTATACGTCAGGTCCACGTCAGAGATTACAGCCCGGTGGTGCGATCTGCTTGGTGATGACTCGTTGGTCAAAGAAAGATTTAACGGGAAGCATTTTGAAAGCATCTGTAGAAAGGGGTGGTAGTGATGAGTGGGAAATAATTGAACTGCCTGCCATCCTTCCTAGTGGAAAACCGTTATGGCCGGGCTTCTGGCCGTTAGATCAACTCGAAGCATTGAGAGCAGAGCTACCCCTTGGTAAGTGGAGTGCCCAGTATCAGCAGGATCCTACGTCTGAAGAAGGTGCCATCATCAAACGTGAGTGGTGGAAGGACTGGGAGAAAAAAGATCCCCCTGACTGTGAGTTTATTATTCAATCATGGGACACAGCTTTCTTGGCGAAAGAAACTGCTGACTACAGTGCTTGCACAACTTGGGGTGTGTTCTATACCGAAGACAAGGAAGCGAACATAATTTTATTGGATGCATTGCAGGAACGGTTAGAATTTCCAGATCTAAAGCAACGCGCCTATGAGATGTACAAAGAGTACGAACCTGACGCGTGTATTGTCGAAGCAAAGGCTGCTGGAAGCCCATTGATCTTTGAACTAAGAAGAATAGGTATACCAGTGGCAGAATATACGCCCGGCAGGGGTAAGGATAAGATCGCTAGAGTAAATGCTGTATCAGACCTCTTTCACAGTGGTCGTGTGTGGGCACCCAAGAAAAGGTGGGCAGAAGAAGTAGTGGAGCAATTTGCTGCGTTTCCTACCGGAGATCATGATGATCTAGTAGATTCATCTACACAGGCATTGCTCAGATTTCGGCAAGGTGGCTTCATAAATCTAGACAGTGATGAGCCTTGGGATGATTTATTGCCGATGAGAAAAGCTGACTATTATTGACTATAAGGTGTTATGCTGGCATAGTGTTTAAGGCGCTTAAATCAAAGAAGGTGTAGATGGCGGTAGATAAACCCCTAGGCAGTCTCCTCAACCAAGATGATTTTGATATGGGTCCAGAAGGACTCGTAGTCGTCGAAGAAGAGGGGATGGTGCCAGAAGACTCACTGGTTACCGAACTCGAAGATGGCGGTATTGAAATTGATTTCGATCCCACCTCCGATGAAGGAATGCCAGAGGTTAATTTTGAAAGCAATCTAGCGGAGATCATGGATGATGATGAACTCCGTACTCTTGCAGTAGACCTCGTTGGAAAGTTCGACTCTGATAAAAATAGCAGAGGCGACTGGGAGCAAACCTACGAAGAAGGACTAGACCAGCTAGGCTTGACGATTGAAGAGCGCACAACTCCTTGGTCGGGAGCTTGTGGTGTATTCCACCCTATGCTATCTGAAGCTGTAGTCAGATTCCAGAGTCAAACGATTCAGGAGATTATGCCAGCTAAGGGTCCGGTAAAGACTCAATGCTGGGGCTTACAGACTCAAGAGCGCATGGACCAAGCGAAACGTGTTCAAGAATACATGAACTACCAGCTTCTTGAAGTTATGACTGAATACAGATCAGAAACAGAAAAACTGTTGTTCAGCCTACCATTAGCCGGTAGTGCATTCAGAAAGATCTACTATGACCCATCCTTGGGCAGACCGACTTCCATGTTTGTACCCGCAGAAGATTTTGTGGTTGCATATAACGAAGCGGACTTAGAACAGGCAGAGCGTTATACCCATGTGATGAATCGCAGTACAAATCAGATTAAAAAACTACAAGTCAGTGGATTTTACCGTGATATAGAGTTGCAAACGGGATTTATCCAAGATAATCCTATCACTGATAAGTTTAATGATATTGGTGGGGTGAAACCGTCATATGACAAAGAAGATCGTCATCAACTACTTGAGATGCATGTTGATGCAGACTTGGTGGGATTTGAAGACGACGATGGCGTTGCACTGCCTTATGTTATCACGATAGATAAATCTAGTGATACAATTCTGTCTATCTACAGAAACTGGGACGAAGAGGACGAACATAGGACCAAGAAACAACACTTCGTACACTATGGCTACGTTCCCGGTATAGGATTCTACAACCTTGGCTTGATCCATATGGTTGGAGGACTAGCCAAGTCTGCCACTAGTTTGCTCAGACAACTGGTTGATGCAGGTACACTATCCAACCTACCCGGAGGCTTAAAGACTCGTGGACTCAGAATCAAAGGAGACGACACCCCAATCATGCCCGGAGAATTTCGGGACGTGGATGTGCCGGGTGGTGTCATCCGTGACAATATCACTTTCCTTCCGTATAAGGAACCTTCTCAGGTCTTGTATCAGTTACTTCAAAACATTGTAGAAGAAGGTAGACGCTTTGCGTCAATGGCTGATTTCAAAGTAGCAGACATGAACCAAGATGCTCCTGTTGGGACCACTCTTGCAATCATGGAACGTGCCATGAAGGTGCAGTCTGCTATACAGGCAAGGATACATGCCAGCTTAAAACAGGAATATAAAATTCTTGCAAGGATCATTGCTGACTATACAACCCCTGACTATCCATACGAAACAGATGCTGGTGAGGGTATCAAGGCGGAAGACTTCGATGATCGTATTGACATAGTACCTGTGTCGGATCCCAACGCCTCATCTATGGCTCAACGGATTATGCAGTATCAAGCTGCCTTGCAACTAGCACAGCAGGCTCCAAATATGTATGACCTCCCATTACTGCACAGGCAGATGATGGAACTGATCGGAATACCGAATGCAGATAAGGTTGTACCGATGCCCGATGAAGTACCTGCTAAGGATCCGGTTACTGAGAATCAGGCTGTAATGACTCAGGAACCAGTCAAAGTGTACCAATATCAGGATCATGAGGCACATAACCGTGTTCACATGGTGCTAAAGAATGATCCGCAAATGGCTCAGGAAGTACAGAACAGTCCGTCAGGTCAAGCTATTATGGGTGCGCTGGATGCACATGTCAGGGAACACTTGGCATTTATAATGCGTAAACAGATTGAAGAAGAGCTTGGTACAGAGCTACCGCCTATGGGTCAGCCTTTACCGGAAGACGTGGAGAAGAGACTCAGTTCATTAGTCGCCGATGCCGCAGATCAGATGACGGGCAAGAAACAACAGCAGGCTCAAGCCCAGCAGCAGGCACAGCAACAGCAGGATCCAATAATTCAAATGAGACAGCAGGAAGTCCAGATTCAACAGCAGGATCAACAGCGCAAGGCGCAGGCAGATCAGGCGAAACAACAATTGGATCAACAGAAGCTCGCGCTGCTTGAAGAGAAAATGGGCACAGAACAACAGTTGGACATAGCAGAGCTTGGGTTGAAACGCGAGGAATTGGAGCTAAAGACTCAGGTAGAGCAAAGTAAGTCCGGAGCAGATAAAATAAAATTTGATGCATCGCAGGAATTGGAAGGAATTAAGCTGGGAAGAGAAATAGCAAAGGACAATGAGGAATAACTAATGCCTGAGGATATTTTCTCATTACTTAAAAAGAAAATCAGAAACCAAATGAATGAGTTGGCCGATCATTTAGCTGTGGGATCTGCAAAGGATATGGAAGAGTATCGCAAGATCACCGGTATTATAGAAGGTTTAGCTTGGGCAGAACGCGAAGTCATTGATTTGGAAGATAAAATACTTGAATTATAGTTCGTAGGACGCAACGCTCATACGGAGCGCAACAATTAAAAATGAGGTAAGTATGGCTACACTCGCCAAGGAACAAGATAATCTCAGGGTTATGGATATCGAAGAGATTACATTTAAGGACGTAGACGACTCTACTGCAACTGCAACACAGTTGCCCCACCCTAGGGGCTACAAGCTACTAATCGCACTTCCAGACATAGAAGAGAAGACGGAAGGCGGTATCATCAAGTCTGCACAATCCATGCACGAAGAAAACATAGCAACAATTGTCGGCTATGTAATGAGCATGGGTCCGGATGCCTACGCTAATTACCCACGATTCCCGACTGGGCCATACTGTAAGGTAGGAGATTGGGTTTTGTTCAGGGCATTTAGTGGCACAAGAATAAAAATTCATGGTAGGGAATTCCGTTTAATTAACGATGACACTGTAGAGGCGGTCGTAGAAGATCCCAGAGGCGTAGAAAGGGCATAATATGAGTGAAGTAACTGGAAGAATGGCAGACGAAGAAAGGTTTTTAGGCGTAAGAACTACCATAGAGCCACCGGCAGCAGCCGCTCCTGAGCAACAGGAAGAGTTAGATATAGAAGTGGTTGATGATCGTCCCGTAGATGATCAACGTCCCCCGGCATCTGAGGATTTAGAAGATGATGCGGCCACCGACGAAGAGATTGCTCAGTATGGAAGGCGCGCCCAACAACGTATTAAGAAACTAAAATGGGAATTCCACGAGGAACGCAGGGCTAAAGAGAAGCAGGAGAGAATGTCAAGTGAGGCGGTTAATTATACACAAACGCTTCAGACGGAGAATCAAAGGTTACTTAAGTTAGTTCAGGATTCTCAAAAGGCATTGAATCAACATAGTAAGTATGGCGCAGAAAGATCTCTTGCTATGGCAGAATTAAAATTTAAGGAAGCGCATGAAGGAGGAGATTCCGGTGAAATAGCTGCTACACAGAAAGAACTGACTAATGCACAGCTAAGAGAAGCTTCATCAGGTAATGTCTCTCAAGCAGTTTTAGATAATTGGAAGCAGGAGGTGATGACCCAACAACGTCAACAGCAACAACAACAGCAACAACAGCCAGCACCAGAGGTTCAGGCTGATCCGGCGGCTGTGGAGTGGTCAGAAAAAAACGAATGGTTCGGTAGTGACAAAGAGATGACAAGCTTTGCATATGGGGTTCATGAGAAATTAGTAGGTGAGGATGGTGTTGACCCTAATACCCAAGAATATTATCAATTAGTAGATAAACGTATGCGGGATGTATTTCCCAATTACTTCGGGAACGACGAATCAAGCCTGCAAAGGCAAGTGGTTGTCGATCCTGCACCTCGCCGTAGGGCGAGTCCCGTGGTTGCACCGGCCACCAGAAATAGTGGTGCGGCTCCACGCAAAGTTACATTGACACAAACACAAGTTGCACTCGCGAAAACACTGGGGCTAACCCCTCAGCAGTATGCAACACAGCTTATCAAGGAGAACACTTATAATGGCTGATGAACGCGCTCCACGGGAGCCAAGAAATCTCGACAGTCGGGAAACCGATGAAAGAGATAAAGCTTGGGAACCTGCATCTATTTTACCTGATCCTGCACCGCAAGATGGGTGGGTCTTTCGCTGGATAAGAACAGCAATGGTTGGCAACCTAGATAACATGAATGTGTCAAAACGCTTTCGTGAAGGTTGGGAACCAGTGAAATCCGAAGACCATCCAGAACTACAAATTATGAGTGATCATAAATCGGACTGGGCTCAGAAAGGTGGCATTGAAGTCGGTGGGTTATTGCTCTGCAAGGCACCATTAGAAATGGTTGATAAGCGCCGGGCCTATTACAAGGCTCACGCTGAATCTCAGATGCAAGCCGTTGACAACAATTATATGCGTGAGAACGATCCCCGGATGCCAGTTCTTGCGCCTGATCGTAAAACTCGTGTAGCATTTGGCGGCGGAGGTCGCTAGATGCTTTAAATTAATTAGCAAATAGGAAAATAATTATGGCTACTTCAGCAGCACCGTATGGAGCCAGACCCATTGGTACTACAAGCGCAGCAGGTTCGTTTACGGGCATGGTGCGTCATTTACCGATAATTACCACATATAACACCGCTATTTTTAACGGTGATTTTGTCAAGCTTGTAGCAAACGGTACAGTTGAGAAGGATGCCGGAACCGCTACCTTGGCTTCTGTGGGAGTTTTTATGGGTTGTGCTTATACGGATCCAACAAGTGGACAGAAGACGTTTAGTGACATGTGGCCTGCGGATAACGCAGCAACAGACGCAGTGGCGTATGTCCTAGACGATCCGAATGTCGTGTTACAAATGCAGGCAGACGAAGCAATGAATACCACAGACCGTGGTTTAAACGTCGGTGTTGTACAAACCGCCGGATCTACTTCCATCAAGAAATCTAAGAATGC